CGGAGACTGCACGAAGGAGGTGCATGATGCGCTCCGTGGAGTGCTGGAGCAGGTGGATGCTGTGGCCGCCAACATCTGGCACGCGCTCGCACGCGAGCGAGTGGCGGTGATTGTGGGAGGAGCTGCTGTGCGCATGAAGCATGCTGGTCCGTCCGGCATGCCCTTGCAGAGCAAGGTCAATGACATGCTTATGGATGTCATGATTCGGCGTACCCTCACGGAGGGTACAGAGGCGGAGTGGCTGGATGAGCGGCGCTTGGACGCGCTGCTCCAGGAGGTCGGGGCGGGTATGGGGTTCAAGGTTCGCCTTGAAGGCTACACACGGCAGCCGGTGAGCACGCTCAAGGAGCTTCTTGCTCGTGAGCCTTTGCTGTTCATCGGCTACTACTTCTATGTCGAAGATGAGGTAGTGCGCGTGGTGGCTGACCTGCCCAGGAGTATGGCTCAGATGCCATACCCCAGCCAGTCCTGGGTCAAGAAGGACCACGAGCTGAAGATTCTCGAGGCTATGAGGTTGGGATCAATCTACATGAGCCAGGGGATTTATCCTGCTCGGGCCAGAAAGGCTCAGGAAACCTTCCAGATGCTGGTCGAGCACAACTTGGAGAAGGTCATCGAGAAGTTCGGTGACGTGCACGATGATTCGCTGATGTTTGCAGTCAGCGGTGACGTGCACGGGCCGGAGGCTATTCCTAGTCTCACAGGGTTGCTGGCTGCCATTAGGCGGCCTCTCAGCACCCTGTGGGATCCGGAGCTGCCGGGCGCTTCTGTCTTTGTCAAGCTCGACTGGGCGGGAGAGGTGGAGCGTGAGGAGCGCGAGCGAGGTGCCGACAGGCCTGTCGACGAGTCGGCCAGGTACCCTGCTAAGCCTTTGGGCCACGCTGCTAAGCCCACCCATCCTGCCACGTGGGACAATTGGGGGAGGCCCCCACCCACTGCGGTCTGGACGGCTCCGAAGGCGCCAAAGCAGAGGGAGCAGCAGCCGGTGCGTGCTGTGGGCTCCAAGAAGGTCAGGATAGGCTCGATCTACCCTGGTGATGAGCCAGAGGAGTTCTTGAGCGACCTGGACGACTTCGAAGATTACGAAACGGAATTTGACGACCTCCTTTAGATAAGAAATCGAAAATGACAAATTCTTAGGTTGCCGCGGCGGGTACGGACGCGGGGTAACAAATCATTAACGCCAAAACTTGATATTGCTCAAGTATCCGCCTAAATCTATGATTATAAGACAAAAGCATCCAAAATGGCGAAGAGAGCTCCCCGTTCTAAGAAGGC